CCCGCACTTTCGCAGCCGCTACGCTGATTTAGCTGCCTGCGTCGAAGCGGTGGTCGATGCCCTCAACAACAACGGTATCGCGCTGACCCAGCGTCTTAGCCCATGCAACGACGGTGTGATCGTCGAAACGGTCTTTGTCCATGAATCAGGCGAAATCATTAACTGCGGCCAGCTCCACGTTCCAGCCAGCAAGCAAGACCCGCAAGGCTACGGTTCCGCTTTAACCTATGCCCGACGCTACAGCTTGATGGCTGCTTGCGGCATCGCTCCAGAGGATGACGATGGCAACGCTGGTAGCCGCCGCCAATCGAAGCCACTGCCGGACATTACTGACCACCTGTCAGCCATTGAAGCCAGCGGCAGCAGCGACGAATTGGCCGTTGTTTATAAGGCTGCGTATGAGGCTTGCGGCGAGCATCAGGAACTACAGGCCAAAGTAATTGCAGCAAAGAAGGCCCGTGTTGACCGCGCTAAAAAGGAGAAATCACAATGAAAGCATTTCCATCAGCCACCGGAGCCGTAGGAATGGAACTACGCGATTACTTTGCAGCCAAAGCCATGCAAAGCGTTGTCTCAATTCTTAAAAATACTGAGATCGGAATAGACAACGGCGTAATTACCCGAGACACATATAGGGCAGCAGCGTGTGCATATGCTATCGCTGACGCTATGATGAAAGAGAGAGAACAATGACTGACCAACGCACAGAAGATTGGTTCGTTGCCCGCTTGGGCAAAGTGACCGCCAGCAGCCTACACAAAGTGCTGGCCCGAACTAAAACCGGGTACGGCGCAGACCGCGCCAATTACCTAACCCAGCTTGTTTTGGAACGTGTCACCGGCAGCAAGGCCGACGGGTACACAAACGCCGAGATGCAATGGGGCATCGATCAGGAGCCGTTCGCTAGGGCTGCATACGAAGCCGCCAGAAGCGTTTTGGTGGATGAAGTGGGTTTCCTACAGCACCCGACCATAGAAATGTCTGGTGCCTCTCCTGACGGCTTGGTGGGCGATCACGGCATGGTCGAGATCAAATGCCCTAGCTCTAAGACCGCGCTGGAATGCTGGCTGTCAGCCGATCCGGTTGAAGCTAAGTATTTCGCCCAAATGCAATGGCAAATGGCCTGCGCTGGCCGCGATTGGTGCGACTACGTTGTGTTCGACCCACGGATGCCAGCCAAAGCCCAGCTCTTTGTTCATCGCGTTCAGCGTGATGACCAATGGATCAAGACCACCGAAGTTGAAGTAAAAAAGTTTTTGGCTGAAGTCGATGCCAAAGTTGAAGCACTCCGCAAAATCACAGGGGAATGAAATGTCTAAAATTCTGAAAGAAATTAGCTGCATCGTCGGCACCTACACCAACGCACAAGGCCAGCAGAAAAACCGTTATCAGCGGATCGGCTCAGTTATTGCCACCCGCAACGGCGAAATGCTCAAGATAGACGTGATCCCGCTAAAAGAGGGTGGCTGGGATGGCTGGGCCTACATCAACGACCCGAAGCCCAAAGAAGGTGGCCTGACGGTGCCGCAGCGCCAGCCGGTCGATTTTGATGATGACATTCCGGACTTTAACTAATGAACGCCGCGACCTTTGAAAAGTCTGACCGGCTTCAGCGCGTGTACAAACTGCTCAAACGGGGCGGCGAGTACACGACGCTGGAAATCATTCAACGCGCTGGTGTGTGCGCAGTCAACAGCATCATCAGCGAATTGCGGCAGCATGGCTACCAGATAGCCTGCCAGCGCCGCGCAAACAAGTGGTTCTACCGTTTAGTCCGCTAACTCAAAGTGCGGCCCGTCGATAAACACTCGGCGGCTTTGCTGGCGGCACAGATCGACATAGTTATTCTGTGCCGCTTGCATCGTTCCCGGCCACTTGGCAATGTTTGGCACCGACCAAGCGCCGCCCCACCGAATACCCACGCCGACCTTTAACGCGCCTTCCTTAACTGCGTCGGCGATGTCGTCGTATAAATTCAGCTCCCAGCTAGGCCGACTGCCGATATAGGCCATCAGATCGACTGCCTGACCGCTTAAATGCCTGCTGTTAAGCGTCTGGCTGGCGCCCTGCTTCACTAGCTCACGCTGCCGTGCCATTGTGCGAACGCCTTCAATGACTGCGAAATCAATTTTGGTGACGGTAATGGCGTATTGAACAACCTCGACCAACTGCGGATTAACGCCGGTCAGCATTTTGACCGACCGCGGTGATAGCTTAAACGTCATCCCTTAGTCGCTACCCCAATCAAACCCGCTACAGCCAACCCAGCGGTAATAATGGCTTCAGACAAAGCCGGTGCCAGCGGTACACCCATTGCGGTCAACAACAAGGTCAAGCCGCGCCATGTCGATGGCTCTTTTGCTCGGTCAAGAATGTAGTCTTTCATGGTAGCCCCTTTCAATGTTTGCCGAAAAATGACATCACATACCCTGCTGCTGCCGATGCTGCCGATACAATAGACATACCAACCCAAAACCCGCCGCGCCCTTGATTGGCTAAAGCAACCAAGTGTTCTAGCTGGGTTTCCATCTTGTCCATTTTCTTGTCCATCACGTCAAACCGGCGTTCGTAGTCCTGTACCTTTTGCCACAGTACGCCGTATTTCACTGGATCAATTTTGTCCTCATTCATTTCTAATTCCTGCGCCCGGTTTCAGTATGCGTTGCGTTTCTTTGGCGGCGGCTCTTCGCGCCCGTCCTTCCATAACGGCAGAACCTATTTGCGCAAACGGTATTGCCATGTTTAATGATGTTTCAGCAGCTTTACCCAATGCTGCCTTGCTACGTTCAGCCAACGCGCTTGTAAACGTATTGGAATGATTGCCATAGTATCCGGCTGGCTGTGCTTGCGTATATTTCCCGACAGCACCAATCGTTTTTAAACGGCTTGCCGATTCTGGGTCAAAAATTAGCGACAATTTGTCACCCTTATCTAGCGCAATCAAAGCGTTGTTAAAACCCGATTGTTTAAAAATTCCGCCGCTTGGAACACCGCGCTCACGCAAATGATTGATAACACCCGCAGCCATGTGTTGCCGCGAAGTATCATCCAAGTGCGATAACATGGTCTGAATGTTTTTATTTATGCCATTAATTACAAATGTGTCGATAAATTTTTCCGGCGCAATTTTGTCATCCACTACCGCCCGATACGCAGGGTCTTTTTTGAGCATTTGAAAACGTTCTAGCGCAGCTTTCCGCGCTTGATCTGCAAGCGGCTTAAGTTTTTTTGCGCCCTCTTGCAACGGCAGTTTTTCCAATTCTTCAATCATGTAACTCGCTGCCGTGCGCACATTGCCATCAGGCGACGTTCTAGCGATCTGACCCAAGTTTCTACGCAACGACAAAAAATCCTCAAATGTCATCGCGTTTTCACTTGCCAGCCGTTCTAATTCTCTAAATTGCGATGGCGGCGCATCATTTGACAACAATTCCTTTTTTAACTTCGTTTGTACGTTTTTCAACAACAAAGGTGCGTCAACTGGGAATTCGCCGCCAGCAGCGTCACGCAACTTTTGATATTTGCCATCAATTCCTTGCCGTAATTTTGTGTCTAATGTTTTGTAGGCATCAATAACTGCCTGTCCATGATCCATTGTTCTAGCGCCAAAAGCATCAGGCGATGCGATGTCTTTGGTTTCGTCGATGGAATTAATCAAGCGTTGGTTTTGGTCATCAAGTCGCGTAGTGATTTCTGTATCGCGGCCACGACGGTTCATTTCATTGGATAGCTTTATTGGGTCGCCTACGGCTTGGCCTTCAGTCAATCGAACGCCAATAGAATCCGCTTCAATCTGGCGCTGCAATGCTTGCAAATTAACTTTGTCAGTTGGGATTCTGGAAATTTCTGCGCGTAGCTCTGGGCTGGCAACAGTTAATGCCTGTCGAACGGTCATTGCATCAGGCACGGCAGCAGCACCAACGCTTGCGCGACCAGTTAATGTCGGCTCAATGCGTCCGTCCATTGTTGGTTCGATCCGCGCTGCTGGTGGCTTGCGCTCTGGTTTTAATGCGCCAGCAATCATTCGTGCCTCGGAAACCGCCGCTTTTCCAACAGCAGGGGCAGCGAATGAACCTATAGCAATCATGTTTTCGATGTCGGCTTTCGGCAGACCGGTTTTTTGGCTTATCCAATCCGCGCCCTTGCTGACGTTCTCGCCGATAAACTTCATTAACTGCTGGCTGGCTTCGCCTTTGTATTCTGGCGTTTCAGTCACGCCTAACGTTTGACCGACCGGCTGGGTGTACGGCTCAACAAACTTTTTATAAACAGCGGCACGGCCACGCTCGGCACGACCCGGCTCAACCAGCCCAAGCGCCTCACCAGCGCGGACACCCGCATAACCTATTTCAGCCGCAGCGGTGCCGGGCAACGCTTGAATGCCGCCTATAACCGTATCGGCCAACCCAGCGCCGGAACGCAAAAGACGTTCGCCAAGACCGGCGACTTTAGGTTGTGGCGCACCAGCAACGGGCGCAGCAGGCGCAGCGGGGGCAGCAGGCGCAGCAGGCACCGGCACAGCAGCTTTGCGAACTTCTGGCGGCAATAAACCAATTTCACGATTCAGCGCAGCTAAATCTTTTTCTACGCGCAGGCGATCATCGCCCGTCAAATTTGGATTGGCTAACTGACTAACAATACTGTTTCGCTCTTGCAGCAGAATATCGGCTTTGGCGCGTTCGCGCTCGGCCGCGCTACTAGACATACTCATTTGGCGTGTTGGATCACCGCCAGTTTCTAGCGTTTTCTTTTTAGTTGGCGCTATTTGATCTTCGCTTTTTTTGCGA